ATCGTGCTCGAGCTCGGCACGGCGATCCCCGTGCGGCCGCAGACCCGCATTCCATCGGCCGTGTCCGGCACCAATGGATACCTCAAGGAGTTCATCTGCCGCAGCGTGACGGTGACGCCGCTCCGGGAACGCCAGTACGCATGGGACGTGCGTGCACAGTTCTCCACCTACCACTACGGGTGGCGCGACGATGACACATGGGGTGCCGAATACGTCAAGCAGACTCGGACCACGAGTTCGCGGAAGGCGGCGTTCTACCGGCTGAGCCCGACCATGCCCTCCAACGGCGACGTGACGTGGCCGACCTCGGTGGTCGACATCGGCGGCACCAAGGTGGACACCAACGGCAACCCGCAGACGCGCTCGGTCGCCCAACAGCACATCCAAATTGAGTTCCTGCAAGACCGGACGCCGACGGGCTCAGGTGCCACGACGGCCGACGATCCGAGCTGGACGGCGCTCTACGGCTACATCAACAAGCGCAATTCAGCCACCTTCCTCGGGTGGCCGATCGGCACGGTCCTCTGCACCGGCGCGACGGCGACGCTCGACAATGAGTGGTGGCGGGTGTCCGTCACGTTCATCTACGACGAGATGTTCCACCTGGTGCAAGTGCCCATCGTCAACGCGACGGGGGCCCCAGTTCTGAAGCCCGGCGCGACGCTCGCGGGTCAGATGATCCTCCAGACTGACAAGGTCGGCTTCTATCAGGAATACCCGACAAAGATCGACTTCAACAACGCCTTCCTCACCCCGACGAAGGAGCAGTTCACCAAGTCGGGGCCGCCGTACGTATGACCTTCCACCGTCCAGTCTTCGCGCAAGGCTTGTTCGGCTCGGCAAACCGGGTCGTGGCGAACCAATGGACAAACGGTTCGGAGATGGCGGTCGGCAACGCCCAAGGCATTCAATGGGCGACCTCGCAGCTCGTCCGTCCGCAGATCATCTCGCATGGTCTGGTCAAGCTCAAGGACGCGACGTTGATCGGCGTCAACGAGTGGTCGTACTCGGTCGAAACGTGGATTCCGCTCTCGCCGACGGGAGCCACAAGCATCACCCCGGCCGCCGACGAGCGGTTCCTGCTGAATCCCGTCTACAACCTCCGAGAGCAATACAACACCATCGCGCTCGCCGACGGAAACGACCTGACCAATCCCCCTGCGACGATTGGCCCCGTCGGGAGCATCTGGAACGGTACGGCATGGCCGACCACGAACTTGAGCGCCGAGGTGCTCATGTTCATCGTCTATGACCGTTCCGGCGCCATCTATCCGTTCTTCGACCGTCCGAATCCGTTGCGGTGCGAACCGCAGGAAGAAGGAGTCTGATGCCGAACCTTGATCTTGCAACCCCGCTCCCTGAACAGGTGATCGCCCGAGGCGAAAACCACGAAGTGTCCTTCCATGTCCACAACACGGACACCGGGCAGAACTTCAATTGGAGCGGGTACACCCCGCGTGGCGTCATCACGGTCGGCTCGGCTTCCATCAGCGCCGCGTCGTTCACCGTGATCAGTCAAGCGGGTGGCACGGCCCAAGTGATCTTCACGGCTTCCCAGACGGGCGGGATCACGAAGGCATCGTGGGGAAGCCTGATCCTGTACGCGGACCCGACGGCGAACAGCGAGAACCTGCATATCGCGACCGTCCCGGTGCGATTCACGGCGGAGGCAATCCCATGATGGGCTCAATGATGCGGCGGGCGATGATCGGCGACAGCGCGACGCTGAACGTCGATTTTACCTCGATGACGAACGGCGGGCAGCTCGCGAACGCGGGCTTCACCTTCACCAACGCCACGACCACGGCGCGAACGTACATCAACTCAAACGGGGTGCTCGCGACGGCAACGACCAACGAGCCTCGCTTCGACCACGACCCGACCACGCTGGCACCCAAGGGACTGCTGATCGAGGCGACGGCGACGAACTTCGCGTCGAACAGCGAGACATTCCCGACTAGCGGAACTGGTTTGTGGGCATATGAAGATGTCACAGCCAATGCCACGAAGATCACAGCCCCTGACGGCACAGCGAACGCAATTCAGTTCAACGAAACCACCGCGAACAATGTGCATCGCATTGGACAATCCGTCTCGGGATCTGCGGGTGCGGTTTCGGTCAGCGTATGGGTGAAAGTTCTTCAGCCCGGAACGCCTCGGCGGTTGTTCATCAACGCAAACACGTTCATGAATGCGCGTGGGCTGTTCGATATCGACCCAGCAGTACAAACCGGAGCAAGCGGAACGGCGGTAAGCGTTACGGGGACCGCAGCAAACAGGGCCGGAACTTGGATCAAGTATCCGAACGATTGGTATCGCTGCACGTTGATTGGAACGTACTCAACGGCAAGTACCGTGTATTTTCAAATCAACAGGGCGAGCAGCAGTACCGCAACCGATGAAATCTTTGCTGGATCAACTACTAATGGTTTAGCGATATGGGGAGCGCAGGTCGAAGCAGGCTCCGGTTCCTCTTACATCCCGACCGGGGCGAGCACGGTGCAGAGGCTGGCGGATGAGTGCAGCATGACCGGGACAAACTTCTCGTCGTGGTTCAACGCGACGGAGGGCACGTTCTTGGCTCATGCTCGGCGCATCCGCACGACCGATCTCGGACGGATCGTTTCCGCCAACGACAACACGACAACCGAGTCCATCGACCTCGGCGCTGACACGACCGGCGAGTTCATAGTCACCGACGGCGGGTCCGCACTCGCGACGATCTCGCCTGGCACAGTCACCGCTAACACCGCATTCAAGATCGCCGGTGCCTACAAGCTGAACGACGTACAGGCCGCCCTCGGAGGAACTCTCGGAACCGCCGATACCTCGGTGACGCTCCCGACCGTCGATCGTCTGATGGTTGGTCGCCAGGCAGGCGGATCGCCCGTCTACTTGAATGGCACAGTCGCAGTCCTGAAGTACTGGCCCACGCGACTCACCAACGCCCAATTGCAGAGCTTCACCACATGACAGACTTCATGCTCAGAACCACCACCGAAGCCCAGATGGACGATGCGCTCGAAGCCGCAGGCATCCTCCGCGAAACTGACATCGGCGGCGGCACGGGCGAACTGGCCCTCCTGCCCGTCCCCGGTGCCTACCTCGACCGCATCGGGCCGATCCCGGCGACACTTGACCCGGAAGGCGAGGTGATCAAGGACGGTGACAACCGCTACCACGCGAACATCCGCATTCTGTTTGAACTGACGCCAGAGCAGCTCGCGGCATTGCCGCTCGTCGTTCCTGCACCCTCGGTTCCTTACAGGGTTTTCGGGTGATCCGCGTCCTCGCCATCCTTGCGCTCTCGAGCTGCTCGGCGTCCGCACGGATCGCCGAGGAAACGAACGTGGTGCGGCAGCGGGCTTCGAGCGCTCAGAAGCATCTTGAGGTCGCCCAGGCAGACCTTGAGGCCATCCACGCCGCGGCGGCCGAGGTTCACGCGGCGCTCCCGGGCGTCGAGGACGAGCGGTCGCAGCTCCTCGACACGATCCAATACGCCGCCGTCGCCGCGGGAATCTGCGGCGCCGCGGCCATCGGCTACATGATCCATACGAGGCTCAAGAAATGACCACCGACCAGGCGTCGATCCTCCTGTTCCTCACGTTGGCCGTCGCTTTCGTTTCAGGTTGCGCCATCGGGAGCAACTGGCAGTCCACCCGCAAGCCCAAGAGAAAGTCCCGCCATGCCCACGCTCGCTGACGCGCTCGGAAACCTGTTCTTCGCCGGATGTTGCGCCCTCGGCGGGCTCATCGCCGGTTACGTCGTCTGCCGCAAGAGCAAGAAGTGAGCAACAAGCGCAAGTGCTGCTGCGGTCCACAGGACTGCCCGGAAGGCAATTGCCCGACCATCGACGCCGATTGCGCGTCGAAGGGCCTGCAGCCGTTCACGCTGTACGTGGCTGCAAACGTGTTTCCGAGCACGTGCAACTCTTTTTCGTACGACATCTTGGATTGCAATCCTCCGCAATGCACCGAGTGGATCACAATCCCTGATGTGTACGAGGGCTGTTTGCCGTGCGACGAGGAGATCGACTGCGGCCCATGCCAAAGCCAGACGCCCTGGACGCCTCCTGCGGGATACCAATTCCCGGTCAGGTCTTGCAACGGCAACGACCCACGCAAATCCGCAGAACGATGCGAACTTCCGCACCTCGGATACTGGACGACTATCCAAACGAGCCCGGAGGAGTGCGCTCCTCTCGGGTCCGTCACATGTGTCGACGCCGTGTACGTTCCTGCCGGGACGATTTCGGCGGGTTACGTCCCGATGGCCGGCGCAATCACGATTCTGCATGGGCAATTCAACAACTGCGTCAACGGAAACCCGATGCCGTTGCCGCAGACCGGTGGCCCTGTGTGGGGGTGGCCGTGCGATTGCGGGACTAATCCGGCCTGCATCGGGTGTCCATGCTCATGCGGGTGCAGCGCGATCTGGCCGACGTACAACATGAATCCTCTTGGGTGGGATCCGACCGACGGGACGTTCGAGATGAATGTCATCTGGGTGGCTCCGTGCGGCGGATCACGCCCCGGCCAGAGCCCTGAACAACGTGCGACGTTCAATTGCGGCGGCGGATGCGACTGTGACGGTTCGTACATCGCGATTCGATTCTCGGCGTCGTTCGTCGCCAAGATCGGGTTCGATGAACCGATTCCCGCAGGGGATGCGTTGTTCCCGATGACAGGTGCGGCAGGGGACGGCGGCGCCGGAACCATCTGCGACAGCTACATCGCAACGGAACCCGGCCCGCAATGCGGCCAGTTTTTCTCTGCCACGCCGATATCCGAATACACGTGCAACATTGTTCGCATCTGGGAGGTCGTGTTTCGCCGGAAAATGGACATCACGCAACTGCCACCGGCGAACCTGTGCGCGATGCTGCCAGGCGAATACGAGCCGGTCGGCATCGTGATCTGCAACCACGGCCCGACCGGCCCGGCGGTCTGCTGCGACGTAACGGTCGATGATTGTTCAAATGCGGAGGCTTGTTGGCAGGATCTCGATGCCTGCGAAAGCTCCGCACAATGGAGAGACTACCTGTGGAAGAACGGCCTGCAGAACATCAGAGTAATCATCCAATGACGATCCGTAAGTTGTTCATCAAGCAACCTGACGGAACCACGAAGGAAACGACGTGGGACGAGCTGTCGGCCGCGGCCCAAGCGAAGTTCCTCAACAAGAACCCCGGCCTCGGCGACGTGGTAGCCGGTGCGGCCAACGCGGTCGGGATCAAGAAGAAAGCCGGGTGCGGTTGCCAGAAGCGCCAAGACGCCATGAACCGGGCGACGCCGCCGTACATCCGCCGGGTGTTGGGATGGGCGCGAAATTTCCCACTTCCGTTCCAAAAGTGAAGCACAAGGTTCCTCTCGGTCGATAGTCTGCATCTAGCGGCAAAGCCGCAGAAAGGACCGAACGATGGGAGAGATCGTCCAAGTGTCGCAGTCGGGGCCCATTTCGCCCCTGGAGCGCGTCAAGCGGAACGAGGAGGCGGTGGCCGCTGTCGCCGCCGTCGTGAAGCGGAACTACATCAAGAAGATCGGGGATAAGGGCTACCTCATGGTCGCCGGTGCTCAGGCGGTCGGCTCTAGCCTCGGCTACACGACGGCCGTCGAGAGCATCCGGTACGTCCCGCCGACCGAGCACCTCCCCGGCTACTGGGAGGCGATCGCGGTCGTGTTTGACCGTGGGGTGGCCGTCGGCCGGGGCATGGGCGGGGTGTTTGACGACGAGCGGCAATGGGCAAAGCGGGATCATTTCGCCCGCCAGATGATGGCACAGACCCGGGCGACCGGCCGGGCGCTCAAGGGCGTCATGGGGTGGGCGACGGCCCTGCTTGGGGCCGAGGGCAGCCTTGCCGAGGAAATGCCCGCAGAAGGCCCCACGATGGCTCAGGACGCGTCCGAGGTCATCACGAGGGTTCCGAGCCTCCCGAGCCCGCCGAAGGGCTCCAAAGGGCAGGAAGGCGGCCTACGACGGATTCGTGCGGTTCTTGCGGCAGTCCAAGCCAAAGAGTCCAAGGCCGGGAAGCCCTACTGGCGGGTCGGGCTCGAAGCCGCCGACGGCGTGACCGAGTGGTTTACGTCGTTCGAGGAGGTGTCGATCTCGCCGGGCGTCCTGGTCGAGGTCACGCTCAAGCCGTACCGGGATGGGGAAGTGGTCGCCGACGTTGTCGCCGTCACCAGCGACGAGGAGGTGCCGTTCTAATGGCGAAGCTCTACCCGAGTGACGTCTGGCGCATGGGCGACTCCCTCGACCCGTTGGAGAAGCTCGTCGCGCTGGCGCTCCTGGACTACGGCGACCGGATCTTCCCGTCGCAGGCCCATGTCGCGGTCAAGACCGGGCTGTCCTTGGCGACCGTGAAGCGGGTCATGCGGAGCCTCCGGGCGAAGCTCGTCGTGAGCGTCAAGCGGAACCGGAAGGGCCTTTCGTACGCCTTTGTGATGGCTCAGCCTGACACCTCTGATGGTGTCAGCCTGACACCACAAAAGTGTCAGCCTGACACCGGATCGGTGTCACACAGAGCCACTAACTATCCCAAGAACTATCCAACCAACCAGAGCGGCCCGCCTGAAGGCGGCCGCGGGGGGGTGGTGGCTCTCTCGGAGGACATCCGATCCGCCATCGCGATGCGCGACCCGCGTGGCAACGTGGACGCGCAACACCGGGTCGTGTCCCGGATGCTCGGCGAGCACGGCGTGATCGGCAACGCCGCCCAGGAGGCGTGGATCGCCCTCGCCCGCAATTGGGCCCGCACCGGCAACGGCGCGTACGAGACGCTGGCGGAGATGCTCACAAGCATGGTCGAGGTCCGCGACCCTGCGGCGGTGCTCATGTACCGGATCAGAAGGCTGGCCGCATGACCGCCCATACCGCGTTGATCGCCGAGATCACCAAGTTCCTTGAGTCGAGCCGTAAGCACCTTCCGACGGTGGTGGCGCACTACCTCGGCGAGTTGCTTGCCATCAATCGGACGAGCACCGAGATCATTCAGCGCCAAGCACAGGAGATCAGCGACCTTCGGGCGCTTCTGTACGGCAACCCTGACGCGAGGCACGAACGCATCCAAAGCGGCGAGTTCGTCAGGCCGCCGCAAGTGTTCCGCCAAGGCGGATGGGAGGACGCATGACCGACCCTGACATCGTGACCCGGCTGCGCGGCCATATTGCCATCACTACACGCCTTCACTATGCGAAGGACGGCTACCCCGAACCCGTGTATGTCCACGGCCCTAGCCCGATCTGCCAAGAAGCCGCCGACGAGATCGAACGACTTCGCTTCGAGCGCGACGAGGCGAGGCGGGAGGTGTGCGAACTCAAGGCGTTGAACTTCGACCGCGTGATCAGGCCAAAGGACTACGCCTTGTTGCGAAAGTGGGATTGTTTCGAGGTAAAGCAATGACCGATTCACGATCCAAGGGAAAGCGAGCGGAGCTTCAGGCGGCGGAGGCAGTCGGCACGGTGCTCGGCGTCACGTTCCACAGGACGCAGCAGTACAACGGCCTCGGAAACGGCGACATTGAGCCGATCAACGTGCGTACGCCGGTGCACTTCGAGGTCAAGCATTACAAGGCCGGGCTCACGTGGTGGGTCAAGCGGAGCGCCGAGACCGGGATGCTCGTCGCGGGAGAGTTGTGCTATTGCCGCCTCGACCATCTTCCCGGGATCATGCGGAGGAACTACCTCGCGTTCAAGAGCGTCACCTGCGGGTACGCGGAACGATGGGTGCAGCAAGCCGTGCGCGACTCGAAGTACGGCCAAATCCCCGTGGTCGTGTGCAGGCAAGACCACTCGCCCTGGCTTGTCGTATGGCGAAGGGCGGACACCGAGAAGCTCATCGACGCGCTCAACGGGATCAGGGATGCACCGGTACAGGTTTGACGGCGGGCTCGGGAAGCCGGTCAACCTCGCGCACCTGAAGCGGTCACGCGGCGGATCATGGACGCGCAAAGCCAAGCAGCACAAGGCGAACAACGTGCAATGCGTCCGGTGCGGAGCCATCGCGAACCTCGAAGCGGACCACATCGTGCCGTTGCACAGGGGCGGAACGAACGACGCATGCAACATTCAGTCGCTGTGCGTTGAGTGCCATCGCGAGAAGACTGCACGGGAGGCAATGGAAAGGCGATGAAATCGACCCCCCCTTCACCCCCGAGGGGGGGCCGAACTACGGGGCACCACGGAAGTGGGGCCACGAAAACAGACGCAAGCCGCAAGCATCGGCGAAAGCCCTGTTTATGCGCCGACCAAGCGGACGCCTACGCGAAATCGGTCGTTTCAGGCGACCTTGTCGCGAACGAACGGGTGCGGGATGCGTGTCGGCGCTACCTCGCCGAGCGGGCGGACCCATCGGCTCACGCAGTCTGGTGGGATGACGGGAGAGCCGAGCAGGCGAGGGCGTTCGCCCTCAAATGCGGGCAAGGCGCTGAGGCGGGAGCAGGGCAGCCGCTCGTCTGGATGCCGTGGCAATGCATGGTGGCGATGGTGCTACTCGCCAGGCGCCGGGTGATCGACGGATGCAAGTCGGATACCCCGGCGACAAAGGCGCTGTTGCTGTCGGTCGCCCGCGGCAACGGAAAGACGGAGTTTGCGGCAAGCCTGCTAATGAGCCAGATGGCCGATCCCGCGACGAGGTTTGAGTTTTCATCAGTTTCGACCACGGGCGACAAGGCACAACTCACGTTTCGCCGCATGAAAACGATGGCTGAAACGCTTGGCGACCGAGAATGGAAAGCGTCAGGCGGATCTACTGGCGCTCATCCTGGCAGAATCCGGCACGGCGGCAACACGTTTACCTCCCTTCCATGCACGGATAATGCGCTAGACGGACTTACTGCCCGCTGCATCATCGTTGACGAAGTGGCCCGCATGGACAAGGCGTTCGGCAGGCTGCTCACGGGCCTCGCCAAGTTCCCGACATCGCAGCTCTTGGCGATCACGACGCCGGACCCGGAGCAGAAGACCCGGCCCATCTGGGGCTACTGGGACGCCCTCGAGCGGGCCATCGCCGAGGGCGTCCCGTACCCCGCCGGTTGGTGGCCGATGCTCTACGGGCTCGAGCGAGACGACCAGGCGTCGGACCCGGCGACGTGGCCGAAGGCGCACCCGGCGCTCGGCACGATCATCGACCCGACGCAGTTGGAGATTTCGGCCCGGACGATGCTCGAATCCGGCGACCCGGCTCAAATTGCCGAGTTCGAGACGCAGCTCGCTTGCCGGTACCACGAACTTGCCACCACCGACATCGACCTCGGCGTCCTTGAGCGGCAGATGGAGCCGACCGATTGGGAGCGCCTGCGGCAGCAGCCAGGCGTCATCGGGCTCGACCTGTCGCGAGGCGGCTACGGGTCGCAGCTCGACCTCACGACCCTGTGCCTGATGGTCGTGGACGGGGACAAGATTCGGGCCCGGAACGTCTCATGGTGGGCAGGCACGGACATCGGCCGCGACGAGAAGCGGTGCAAGAACCCGTTGGGCGCATGGGTCGAGCAGGGCCACCTCCGCCGGATGCCTGGCGAATGGCACGACATGGCGGTAGTCGAGGCCGAGATTGAATCGCTCATGGCCCGCTATGCGATCCGCAAGATCGGCGTCGATCCGCACCCGAGCCAAGCCAAGGACATCAAGCGGTGGCAGGACAAGGGGTGGCCGATCGTCCCGATCGACCAGTCGATCCGCACGATGGCCCCGGCGTGGAAGCTCTGGGGCGACCTCCTGAAGTCGCGGCAGCTCGTCTACGAGCCTGACCCGGTCCTGCGGTCGGCGCTGAACGCCGTGCGGCTGATTGCCGACAACGTGGGCAACGTGCGGCCGGTGAAGGGCCGGTCGGCAGGCAATACCGACGCGGTGGTCGCCGGGAACATGGCGGCGCTGCTGATGGAGCACCACCAAGTCCGGACGCACAGCGGGCTGTCGGCGAGTTCGTGCCCCATCGGATAGTCCGTGTTTGCCGGATTTGCTCTTGACGAGTCGGGGCACTTGTGTTCTATGCGACCGTGGGCTTCTTTGCACGGTTCTTCGGATTCAAGTCGGGCGTCGCGATCTACACGCGACCCGAGCCCATCGTCACGTCGCCTGCCGACGCGATTCCGGCGGTGGTCCGTGCGACGAACCTGATCTCGGCGGACATCGCCCGGCTCCCGGTGACGGTCTACGACAGCCAGATGCAGCGCATCGACGACCACCCGGTCGCGGCGCTGATGAACCGCGAGGCAAGCCGGTGGCAGACGGGCTACGAGTTCCGGCGGTACACGACGGCCGTTGCCCTGACCCACGGCAACGGCATCGCGATCATCCGCCGCGGGGCGGACGGGTCGGTCGCCGAGCTGCAGCCGGTGCCCGCCGACGCCCTGACCGGCGAGGCGACAGATGACGGCCCGATCTACCGGATCGGGAACGTGCAGCTCGCGGCCGACCAGGTGCTGCACGTCGGGTGCTACCCCGACTACCTAAATCCCGTGTGGTTCCGGTCGCCGCTCGACGCGGCCCGGCAGGCCATGCAGCTCGCAGCCGACGAGAACGGGGCCCACCAGTCGCTCGTCAAGACGGGCAGCATGGGCAAAGTCGCGATCATGCACCCGGGCGGAATGTCCGACCAGACGGTGCAGGCCATCCGCGACGCCTGGACGACCATGCACGCGACCGCCGACGGCGCATCGCGTCCGCTGATCCTCCGCGAAGGGATGAAGGCGGAGAAGATCAGCCAGGAGACCTCGGGCTCCATGCTTGAGTCCCGGCGGTTTTCCGTGCAGGAAATAGCCAGGGCGTTCGGCGTCCCGCCCGAGATGCTGTTTCAGCAGGGCGGCGGGGCGCTGTCGAGCCAGGCGGAGACGGCCCGGGCGTACGCCGACGGTGCCATCGCGGCATGGGCAACCGCGTGGGAGTCGGAGCTTACGCGGAAGCTCTGCCGGCCCGGCGAGCACGTTCGCATCGACGTGACCCCGATCACCAGAGGGAACCTCCGGGACGCGGGGATGGCGTTCTCGAAGCTCGTGCTCGCCGGGGTCATGTCGCCCAACGACGCTCGGCACTACCTCGGGTTGCCGCCCGTCGCGGGGCTCGACGAGCCGCGGGTGACCATGCCCGGTGGCGCATCCGCGGCCGTCGGCCCCGATGCCGAGGAGGAAGGGGAGTCGCCCGATGCTTGAGGTCCGCACCGCGACCCTCGTTCGCGACAACGGCAAGCTCGGCGGCTACGCGGCCGTGTACGACGCGCCGAGCCATCCGCTCGTCGTGCGAGGCGTGAACAACGGCAAGCCGTTCGTCGAGCGCGTCGCCCGCGGCGCGTTCGATCGCAGCCTCGAACAGAACATCGAACTCCTCGTCGGGCACGACCGCCGCGAGCTCGTCGCCAACACCAAGAGCGGCCTCCTGAAGCTCGACAGCGACGAACGCGGCCTTGCGTTCGAGGTCAACCTTCCCGACACGCAGCGGGCCCGGGACGTTCGCGCCTTGGTGGAGGCGGGCGTCTTGACCGAGATGAGCTTCGGATTCTTCGTCCGCTCGGACGCCTGGAACGGCTCCGAGCGAACCCTTCGCGAGGTTGACCTTCGCGAGGTTTCCATTGTCCAAAACGGCGCATATCCGCAGACGAGCGCCGAAGCACGCACCTACAGCCCGGCGCTTGCCCGGCTTCGTCTGCGACTGAGGCTCCACACATGAAGCAGTCCGAGATCATTGAGCGCCGCAAGGCCATCGAGACCGAGGTCAACGGCATCCTCGCCACCGACCAGATTTCCGCCGAGCAGGAGGCCCGTGCCAACGAGCTGCTCGACGAGCTGAAGGACCTGAACCAGAAGCGGTCGGCGGCGGAGCTCCGCGAGAAGTTCGCGAGCCACGCGGCGACCTCGAAGATCGTCGCCGAGAAGCGCGAGCAGGCGACCGAGTGGCGGGCGAGCGGCGAGTACCGCGAGCAGTTCCTCGGATGGCTGAAGGGCGGCCGGGCTCCGGAAAGCCGCGAGCTGATCTCGACGGCGTCGAGCTCGATCCTGATCCCGAAGCTCTACGAGGACGGCATCCTCAAGTACCTCGACGCCAACACCGTGGTCCGCAACCTCGCCGACCTCCGCACGGGCGTCCAGGGCTACCCGACCCTCCGCTACAACACGATGGCGACCAACGACTACACGTCGGCATGGACGCAGCCCGACACGGGCACGACGGCCCGCACCCTGATCGACCCGGCGTTCGCCGAGGTGCCGATCTCGCCGGTGCCGTGCCTGCCCGCGACGCAGGTGTCGCAGCAGCTGATCCGCCAGGCAAACTTCGACGTCGAGGCCGAGGTCATGGACGCCCTGCAGCGTCAGCTCGCCAAGAACCTCGAATGGGGCTACGTCGGCGGCTCGGGCACCAACGCGCCGACCGGCATCTTCACGGTCAACGCGAACGTGAACATCACGACCGCGACCTCGACCGGCACGACCCGTGCCCTCGCGATCACGGCGGGCATCACGCTCGACAAGCTGACCGAGATGCGTTACACGAAGCTCCCGGCGGCGTACTGGGGCTCGGCGGCGTGGATCCTCCCGCAGGACGCCTACGCGGCCCTCGCGGGCCTCAAGGCGAACAACGTCCCGCTGTTCGTCCCGAGCTCCGACTACCAGGTGCTCCAGAACGCGGCGCCGTTCACCCTTATGGGCCTGCCCGTCTACGTCACCGAGTACCTCCCGGCGCACGTCGCGACGGCGAGCACCGGCAAGAACGTGGTCGCGGTCCTCGGCAACATCAGCGAGGGCTTCTCGATCCGCGAGTGGGGCGGCGTCGGCATGATCCGCGACGAGATCACGGCGGCGAGCAGCGCCCGCGTGATCTTCCAGGGCATGACGTTCGCGAACTCGGCCTTCACCCGCGTGAAGTCCTTGGTGCAGCTCCAGGTCACGAACGCCTGATTCTTCTCCTCCCATCGGCAGGGGGGCCCGGCTCGACGGCCGGGCCCCCCGGCTCCCCGGAGTCCGGATGCCTATCGACATCGCCAAGTTCCGAGCGTGGGCACGCATTCCGCACGAAGCTGACGATCCCGCGATCCAAATCGCGTGGGAGGCCGCCGTCAGGGAGGTGGAGGAGCGGACGGGGTGGTGCGTGGATCCCGTCACGCGCTACCAGTACGTCGCGTCGGAGCCTGCCAACGAGGAGAAGTTGATCCGGCTCGAACGGCAGCCGGTGACGCTGTGCGAGCTCGACCTCGGCGGCGGCTTGTACCTCGCGCTGAATCTCCAACAGATCAACGGGCTCACCTACGCGAGCCTCGACACGCCTTCGGCGGAGTACCCGGCGACGCTTCGCCTGACGGCCGGGTCGAACACGCTGAACCCGCTGCTCGAAATGATGCTGCTGCAACGTGTGACGCAGCACGTCCAGTCGCGAGGCGACGATACGTTCACGTTGTCGAGCGACTACTTCGACCGCATTTCCGCCATGATGGGCAAGGGCATCGGGTGAACCACGTCCCCCGAGGGATGATGCGGCAGATGGTGACGGTGCAGAATCCCACCGTCACGGTCGATTCACTCGGCCAGAACTCGGAAGCGTGGCTGTCCGTGGCCGCGGTGCCGGCGCACATCGAGCAGATGGACACCTCGGAGTCGGTGGATGACGGCGGCCCGGCCGTCCAAACGACCTACCGGATGCTCGCCGCCTGGCACCCGAACGTGAGCACCCGTTCCCGGCTGCTCTGGACCGACCGCGGGACCGTCCGGTACCTGAACGTCCGGTCGTGCACCGACCGCGATCAACGGCAGCGGACCCTTGAGATCGTCGCCGTGGAGGTTGTCCTGTGATCCGCCTCGGCTTCCTGAAGACGCAGCCGCAGCGCGACCTGCTCCGGATCAGGGTGCAGAGCGAGGCCGTCCGCCAGGCGCTCGCGAAGCTGCCCCCGAGGCTGAACGAGAACGTCCGGAAGCGGGCTGCCCGCCGCGTCCTGTCGCCGTACGTCAAGGAGCTCGCCGGTCGGTGGCTGCGGGCCAGTTTCCGCGGCCCGAGCGCGAAGCACCGGCTCGCGATCTCGGCCGCGACCGAGCTCGACGTTCGCCGTTTCGGTTCCGGCCCGTCGGCCCCGATCCGGGCTCGGATCGGCGTCCGTTACGGCAAGCGAGCCAAGGCAGCGGCCCTTGCCCGTGGGCGGCAGCGCATCTTCCACCTGTTGGAGAACGGCTTCCGGCACAAGAACGCGAAGCGGAAGATCACCGGGCGTTTCATCTCGTTCGCGTGGGCACGAAGTTCGCTCGCACGGATCATGCAGCAGCTTTCCGACCAGACGCTCGTCGAGGCGCACAAGGAGCTCGCGAAGCTCGGAAGGTCCGGTGCCTGATGCCAGTCACCCTCGAATCGGTGGCGAAGGCCGTCCAGGAGCACCTGAACAACGCGACCACCCGCCCGGTCTCGGTCGGGATGCGGCGTCCTTCGTCGGACACCCCGGCGGTCGTTTGGGAGCTGACCTCGGCGGATTGCGCGTGGATGCTCGCGTCCACCGTCGGCCTGCAATGGACGGCCACGGTCGAGGTGCAGATCTTCGGCGATACGTCCTTGGCCGTCATTCAGGTGGCCGATGACCTGATCTCGTATTGGGACAGCCCGACGGCGCTCGGCGCGAGCTACGCGACCTTGAAGCCGGTCGGCGTGTCATTCACGATGCGTACCGAATCGCAGGCAGACGGCTCCGAAGGCGACGAGCGCGTCGGCACCATCACCCTCACGATCCAAGGAGTCTGACATGGCCTTCATTGCGGGATACGGCGGAATCGTCACGTTCAGCGGCGTCACCGCCATCGGCGGCATTTACCCCGTCCGGTCGTTCACCATGAACGTCGAACGCGCATCGCTCGACTTCACGCAGCTTTCCGACTACCGGGAGAAGCGCCTGCCGGGGCGCATCCGCCGGTCGGGCACCCTGACCGTCTATCGGCAGGACAGCACGGCGGACGATGCGCTGCGGAGTCACCTGTTCCCGAACGACCTTACAGGCGCCACAACGACCTATGCGTCGCTGACGCTCAAGTACGTCGACCAGGGGAGCAAGTCCTTCGACGAGTGGGGCTCCGGCACCAACGCATTCAATATCCACATCACCGGGGCGACCATTTCCGACGACGGAACCGGCCCGGCGGTCTGGGAGCTGACGTGGGAGGAGCAGTAAGTGCCGATCGACTTGTCCAAGGTCACGGCCCGGAGCCGGAAGGTCACGATCCCGGAGCTCGGCGATCTCGTCGTGCGCGAGCCGACGCTTGCCGACGCACAGCGAGCATCGCTCGACCCGTACTGGTGGACGGCCTGCGTGACGTGCGCCGACGGGACGCCGTTCCTGACCAACGCACAGGACGCCGGGCGCATCAGGGCGGATGTCGCCGCGGCCGTGCTTGCGGAGGTCAACGCCATCCGCCCTACAGCCGGGTCGAGCGACGCCTCTGGCGAATCGCCGACCACGAAGGACGCTTGAACATGCCCGTCGGAATCGCATCGCAGGAAATGACCACGGACGAGCGGCAGGAATGGCTGCTTGGGGTCATCGCCTGTGCCCTGACCGGCCGCCGTCCGCAGCAGCTGTTCCCCTGGCTGAAGGGCGGCGGACATGGCTGATCGCAGCCTGAAATCCACGATTCAGGTGGACATGGATACGAGCGGCGTGGTCCGCGGCGTCGCCGCGACCAATCGCGAGCTGCAACGCATGAACCGCTCGGCGGCCACGACGGCCACGGCGACCTCGCTGTCGGCGTCCATCAGCGTCGCCCAGGCGGGCTTCTCGGTGCTGCAATCGGTGCTTGGGGTGATCACGGGGCGTATCGAGGAGCTGAACGCGGCGGCATTCAAGTACAGCCCGGAGGCCATCGACGCGAAGGCCGACCTCAACGCAGCAAAGATCGTGGCCGAGCAACGGACGGGGAGCCTGTTCGGCGCCGGTGCCGCCGCACAGGTGCGTGAGCAGCAAATGCGCCTGGAGGAAAGGATGCGCCGCGAGGAAACGATGGCCCCGGACATCGCGGCGGGCAGCGCGTTCTTTTCGAGCCTCCTTGAAACCACCAAGGCGGTCGGCGGCGCCGTGCTCGACCAGTTCCTTGCCAACGTCGGCAACCCGGAATCAAACCGGACCATGACGCAGGCGGCCTTCGAGGCAGCCGGTATGCCGCAGTTCCTGAGCGGGGAAGGCTTCTCGCAGGGCGGCAGCGCCCGGGGAATGTTCTACGACGAGGCGGGGCTGATGGAGCGGCAAACGCGCGCCCTGGAGTCGATGGAGCGAAAGTTGGGGGGAACCTGATGCCGACGTTTTCCGTCATCGAAATCCCGGAGAGCCGTCAATGGCGGTTCACCGACCGATGGGGCGAGAACACGCTTGAGCTGCACTACCGGGTGGTCTGGACGCCGCCGTCGGTCGGAGGGGAAACGGCTCCGACGGAGGAGGACATCCTGCTCGAGCTCGGCACGGCGATCCCCGTGC